CTGTCACTGGAACCGCAGCGGGTTTAGCTCGCGATGCTGGGTCTGGTGCAACGAACTTGGCCCGTGATGCTGGTTCTGGTGCAACTAACTTGGCACGCGATACTGCAAGTGGTGCTGCCGGGTTCGCCAAGGACACAGCTGGTGGTGCGGTTGGATTAGCCAAAGACACCGTGGGCGGGACTGTTGGATTAGCCAAAGACACCGTGGGCGGAACTGTTGGATTAGCCAGAGAAACTGCGGGTGGCGTTGGTGGAATGTTGAAATCAGCTGGTTCGGGGATTGCCGGTATATTTTCTAGCGGAGCTGGCATGGGCCAAGGAATGGGCCAAGGAATGGGCCAAGGAATGAGCCAAGGCATGGGCCAGGGAGCAGGTTACAATACAGGAGTAGCAATGCCTCAGCACAGTATTTCTACCCGCACAGGAACTGACCAAAACGCGCCCATTGACCCATATTCATATTATGGACAGCTTCCATACAAGGGTGCAACAAATGTGGTCCCTATTACAGCGGACTTCAGTTCATTTGCAAAGTAAATGTATATTGACAATAACAATACTTATCAATATACAAATCGCGTAAAAATGATAATAAAAACTACTCTTCAATATGTAATACATGGACACGCAAATAGTTAATAATATATTACAACGGACACAAACGATAAAAGAAATAAAAGCAATATTGGAATCGTTCGATGAAAATGCTGACAATGTTTTATTCAAAAAAGGTATATATATTTATGGTGGTCCGGGATGCGGTAAAACCCATTTCATAATGGAACTATTGAAAGAATGTCAATATGATACTGTCAAATACGATGCGGGAGATGTTCGCAATAAAACACTAATAGATACGATTACCAGCAATAATATTTCAAATCAAAATGTCCTTGACATGATGGCACGTAAAACGAAGAAAATCGCCATCGTGATGGATGAAATTGATGGAATGAATAGTGGGGATAAGGGCGGCATTACTGCACTCATTAAAATCATACGTCAAAAGAAGACGAAAAAGCAGCGCCTAGAAAACAAAACCGCCAATCCCATTATTTGTATAGGAAATTACAATGTAGATAAGAAAATAAAAGAACTGATGAAAGTATGCAATGTATTTGAATTGAAAACCCCGACCGAGCAACAAATTATCAGCATTTTGAATAATTCATTACCTAATTCCAAAGTAATAAAAGACAACACTCGCATTATTATCAAATATATACAAAATGATATGCGTAAATTGGCGTTTGCATATAATATGATAAAAAAAGAACAAAATACTACAAACGTTCCCAAACTGCTGAATGTATTTCATAATAAAATGTTCAATGAAGATCCAAAAACAATTACGAAAACGTTATTGAATAACCATTTTCCATTGGACCAACATGCGACGATTATGAATGAGACAGATAGAACAATAGTGGCTCTACTATGGCATGAAAATGTAGTAGATGTTTTACAAGAATACAATACCGCAATATCTTTTCCATTATATTCAAAAATGTTGAAAAATATGTGCTTCTCTGATTATATAGACCGCATTACATTTCAACATCAAATATGGCAGTTTAACGAAATGAGTTCTTTAATGAAAACCTTTCATAATAACAAAATATATCACGATTATTTCAACAATGATGTGTCCACATTCAATCCGGATGAAGTGCGATTTACAAAAGTATTGACCAAATATTCAACGGAATACAACAACATGTTATTCATATATCAAATGTCACAAAAATTGGATATGGATAAGAAAGACGTATTTGCATTATTCCAAGAAATGCGATTATATGCAGGAGAAGAGTTCAATGACGCGAATATGATTTCCAAATACGAGCAAATATTTGACGATTATGAAATTACCAAATTAGATGTTCGGCGAATGTATCGTTATTTGGACAAGACTGTGAAAAAAGATCTGAATGTGGTAGACGATTTAGATGACGACGCATAGTCATTGTGCATTGTATGTGTAGTTGTATACATACAATGAAGTTTAGATATTCGTTTCATTACCCGATACTTCAATAACACTATTATCCTGAGGTTGTTCCGAAGGTTGTGTAGCTTTCATATCGCTAATTTCTTTGGTAAGTTCACCGATTTTACTGTTTGCATTATTGAGTTGTGCCGACATTGATTTCAACTGTTCTTGTTGGTTGCGCAATAGTTCGACTATTTGCGGCATGGCCAGTTTTTGCGGGGGTTGACCTGGTTGTTCAATAGTAATTGTTTGTCCGGCTGAGAGCTCTTGCAATTGTTGCTGCTGTTTTTTGATAATTTCTACCACCTCCACGTTGTTTAGTTGTTTTGTAGTGCCGTCGGCTTGTTGAATTGTAATTGGGGCACTTTGTTTTGCTTCTTCTATCATCTTGGCTCGGTTAGCCTCAATTACTTTAATTTGCTTCAATACATCGGGCTTCATCGCCGGTTTTCCTGGGTCATAATCATCGAGGAGCTTGTCAATATCTTCCAAGAAAAACTTTTTGATATCGGCTTCTTTGGTTTGACGAATAAATGTCGTAACCGATTTGTCCGATTCTTTGAATACTTGTGGGTTCGGATTATCAAATAGCTTGCGCTTATCAAATGTATTGTGTTCATGCGAAAAAACAAGGATTGTTTTGACTGGGTCGAGCTGTACAAACGGAATGGTATATTCTTTCAAGAACTTCTTTTCTTCTGCTAACGCAGCCTCGTCTTCGTATTTTGTCTCGTCCAATAACTTTTTGCGGAATGCAAATGTTCCAGCGGTGGCATGATTTTCGTTGTAGGGACCACATTGCATCATTTTGTCCATGCCCTTGAAATACACATAAATCTCGGAAGAACCAGCACACAATGCTTCGGGCTTGGATTGTAGTCGCTCCACCGCATGTTCAATACGCTCGGGTGGGTAGTAATCGTCATCGTCCATGTATACTATAATCGTTCCTTTCACGAACTTGTGCATATAATTGCGCTTTGCACCCAGAGACATTTTCTCTTCTACTTCATAATATTTAATTTGTTGGATCCCGGATTCGTTAATCAAGTCACGCACTTTGTCGGTTCCGTCGTCTACAATGATCCACTCAATGCGGTCTTTGGGATATGTTTGATTTTTGAAACACGCGAACATAGTTTTTATAAATGGCCTACGATTGTAGGTAGGCGTGCACACAGAAACCAATGGATAATACGTTCCATTACGGAAACCATTTTTATTCTGCTTACTTTTGACTTTCTTGGGCATATGCGAATACATATATTCAAGTGCTATATTTATACTTGTTATGTTTTTTATAATATTATTGTGATGCTTCAACAAAAGAAGATGTTTTCATGAACTGATTGATTTTATATAAAACCAATAATATACTAGCCATCGCGAGAGGTGTAATGAGTCCTATTATATTGTCCTTCATTGCATTGGAACCACCCCATGTTCCGGGAACTCCGTTAGGAAGTCTTATTCCCATATCAATCATACTTACTATCATGATAATTAACATGGTGACGGAAGTGCTGAAGAAAAATAGTGTATTGGATATGGTATATAATGCACGCATAATGTGCGTCCACCACGAGGTTTCATCATGTTGGCATGCTGACGTTTTACTGTAACTGCCCTCTGCTTTGTAAATATGTTTGAGAATATCTGTATTTCTCCAAAATGCAAATAGATTTGAAGGCGTTTTTGCTTCATATATGAATGTTGCAAATAATGAATATACTATAAAATAAACACCAGCTAGTCCAATCCCAAGAGGAATGTTGAAAAATAATACCCATACAAAACGTAATATGAATAAAATAATATTAAGAACACCAGAAACAACCATTGCAATCGTATTGGAGTTTTTTATACCTTCAGTTAAAAATGCAAATCTTGCAATATTGAAAGTGGGTTTATCCCAAGCCTCATTGTAACCACCGACTTCACTTTGGACTAACAAATATGCAGACCATATCCATATTGCTATGCTTAATACAAAAACCAATGGGAAAGCTTCTATATTTTTCACCAATCTTGTAAATATATTCCCTTCTTCGGTAAATCCGGTATTTATATCGGTATAAGTGAACGTTGTAGTTGCTAACAATAATTCTTTGAATATGATGAAAAAGTTGAAAATAAATAGCAAACAAACAATATATAATAATAACATACGCATACTACCGTTCGTCCAAGATTTGCTGATATTTGGCACACCATTTGTAATAAACGAATCAAACTTACCGACTATGCGTATAGATATTTCAAAGAACCAGTTTAAAATGGACACACCGATGTTATCATTTTCTCGCATAAACTCGTCGTATTTTTCAAGTATAGGGAATATTTTCTTTTCGGTTGCACCCGTTGGAATATAATATGTAACATAATACCAATTGAAAATAACATATGCACTCGTAATTGCAGCGAAAATCCAACCCAAGTAATATCGTAATATTTTAGTAGTTTTCTGGATGTCTTGTTGGTATTCTTCATTATCGTCAGTTTTCTCTTTGTCACGCGTGCTATCCACCACAATCTTTGCAAAACCGTCGAGCCATTTATCAACGACATCAAACGTGTCTTCAACGAATCCGACCACTGCACCCCCTAGGTTATTAATTTTTTTTGTTTTGCGCTTTGACGGTAATCCATCATATTCTTCTTCGGGATAATACAATTTCGGCTTTTCATCGTTATAAAATCCTTCTTTTACGTCGGTAGCAGGTCCAATCGTTTCAAACTCTTCTATATTTTTGAAGTTGTTTTTCACTTTGCGCTTACGAGGCTTTTTATTACGTTTATCTTTGACGGTTTTCATTTTATATATCATATTTGCAGTTTGAAAATTATCCGTATCATTTTTTTTATTGTTTCCACTAAACTCTATATTCGCGTCATTAGACGACATTATATATAAGAAATACGCTATTATATATAATGATGATACTATTTTTTTGTGTAGTCTAGCGTGAATATAACATTCCACAATTACCGCCCACGAACGATAATACATTATATCGTTCTTCATACACGGTTAAATTGTAATTATATTCGAATAGTCGCCAATTTGATTTACGGACACCAATAGGTTCTCCGTCTTCATTGCAAATATATTCATAATTACTATTGATGTTATCAATGGTGGGGGTGTATGTAGTGACTTCAAGTTCAATTGTTTTAAACTTACTGGTATTGATTGCTCCGGATGGTTGATACACAAATGGACTTGTATTTAAACAAAAATTATAACAATATATTCCGTCTTTTGCATTTCCTTGTGTGCGTGTGTATTTTTCAATATAGTCATATACGCCGCGCGTCATGGTGTTTTCGCGATATTCACCATTTAATAATATACCCATTGATTCCAATATTTCTTTACGGTTGATGCTACTATAATCGCCAGTGACAACTATACCCGTATTGGTTTGTTCCTTTGGATTGACAGACATGTTGTAATATTCGAGGTTACCATCATCGTCCATATAGGCAATGTCTGTATCTTTGTCATATACTGACGGCTCCGAGTTTGGTACCAAACTTACATTTACTGGTAATGTTCGGTAAGGCCAATTTGTATAATTGCTCCACTCGTTACGCAAGTTCACGTCGTTGCGTTGTAACATCATTGTCCAACTGGAAACCATTCCATTCGAATCCAACTTTACACGCTTTGTTCCGCTAATGTTCTCAAACTTGTATTCAAACACGTCCTTTACAAGATATACTTGGTCTTTCGCCGCAAATACTTCGGTTTCGTCTTTTGATAAGAAGCAATATGTAGACATCAAATGTATGTCCGCATTCCATGTCTGTACTTTGTTTTCATATGGAATGTTTGTTGATAAATCAATTGCTGGTGGGGTTTGCAAGAAACGGTATAGTTGAAAACGAGGTTCGTTGAAGTCGGGACGAACATATGGATACACATTGTCTTTATCGTGTGGGTCTCTTACTTGAAATAGGTCTTGTATAGGTCGCATAGTAATAGATATTTCCAACTCATTATATTGTAGTGCAATTAGAGGAAAAGCGCATGCGCTATGCAGAGTGAACCACGTATTTATCGGAATATAAAGGTCGCGTCCACGGATAGATGGTTCGGAACCAACCACATTTGGTGTGTATTTCGCGGACGGATATGCATTGCGTCGGCCAAAAGAATATGCGGGGTCGTTAAAC